CGTGTCCAGAAAATCCCCGTTTTTATTCATCCCGTTTTGAAATCCTGCTGCTATTAAATTCAGTGCTTCGTCACTTGTTATCCCGAATGCACCCATCAGCTTATCTACTGCAATAACATTTTCTCTTACATCAGTCCCGGTTCTTGAGGCTATTGTAACTATCTGGTTTGTTAAATTTTGCAAGTCTGCGTTATTCAATTCGCCGAATGATTGTTTCGCCAAAATTACGGCGTTGGTTGCTTCTTCTACCGTTCCAACAACACCGTTTTCAAAAATATTTTTGACAATATCATTTAATCCTTCTGCCTCTGATTCAGTAAGCCCTAAGTTTGCTCGTAAAATCGTTTGTGAGTCAGCGTATGTCATTGCGGTGTCCATCGCTGTTTTCCCAAACCCAACGAGTTTCTGGCTCACATTTGAAAGCGCATCGGCCATCTCAAACAGTGTGATTGACTGGACATTTTGATTTAATTGGTCTAATCCGTCCCCGGCATTACTGGCACCCTGTTCGATGTCGTCCAGTTTGTTCTTAAACTCAACCACTTCTGTTTTGGCGTTATTCAGTTTTGTTTCCAGATCTTTTACTTCTTTAGAGTTTTCACCGTAGGCTCTTTTTGTCTTGTCCAGTTGGTTTTCCAGATTTTGAACAACCTTGTCGGTCAGCTCCACTTGCTGCCTAAGCTGCTTCTGGGCCAGTTCTAGCTTTTCGGCTTCGGTGGCGTTTTCTCCCAGCTCTGCCCGCTGCAGTTTGAATGAACTGGTCAGTTTTTTCTGGTCGCTTTCCAGCAGCCCCATTTCAGACTTTAAATCACCCAGCTCTTTTTCCAGTTTCCCGGTTTCGCTGGACTGATCTTTTATTGATGTCGTGTTTGCGTCCATCTCTTTGGTGTATCGGTTGAGTGTTGCGGTCGCCGTTCCAATATCTGAATCAAGCTTCCTGACTTTTGAAGCCTGGGTATCATATTCCTTCTGGGCTTTTTTAACTTCTTCGGAATCTTCACTGTGGGCTTTTTTTGTTTCTTCCAGTTTTTGTTCGAGCTTCTTTAGTTCGTCCGTCTGGTTTTTGTACTCTTTACTTAGCAGCTCAACCTTTACCCGGTGCAGTTCCACTTCTTTTTCCAGCACTCTGTTTTTGGCTGTCAGTGCATCAATCGAATTTGCATTTCCTTCAAACTCTTTTGTTACCGCTCTTAGTTCCTGGCCGACGTTTCTCAGTTCACCGTTAATGGTTTTAAGGGCCTGTTTATACCCGGCCTCTCCATCGATCCCAATTCTAAGCCCTATATCGTAACTCATGTTTCCCTCCTTTCCGGAAAATAAAAAAACAGCTAAATGCCTTTAAGCATGTTGACTGCTTTTCTCTGGTTTTCCCAATATTCCTTATCCAGCTTGTAATTGATCAGATCAATGTAGTGCCAGATATCCATTTCGTCTATTGATTCAAGTGTCCACCGTTCTTCCAGGCGGGCTATATAGAATTCATCAATCCACTCCTGCAGGGTTAGCAGTTTTCCTTCGCCTTCCCCGCTTGCCCGTTTTTTGATTTTCCCAGCCTTCCAGCCGTCCCGTTTGCGATAGCCTCGATTGTTTCGGTTATTTTGTCCATCATTTCGTCATAGTACAACCCATCATAAAAATCATCGATGGTAAATTGTTTTCCGTAGACGTCAACAACATAGTCAACCAGTTCGTCCAGGGTCTCTTCGGTGATGCTTTCTGGTTTGAGTGATCCGGCAAGTCTGATCGCCCGTCTGACCATTCGCCCCTTGGGGCGTCCGGCTGTGAAAGTTTTTTCTTCGTTATCCAACATTAATGTAATTTTCATTGTTTTTCCCTTTCTTTAAAAAAACAGGGGCCGTTAGGCCCCCTGTCTTATGCCGCTTTATATACTGTGGCAAGGAAGTTTGTTGGTGGTGTCGTTCCTTCGGACTCATCCATGACAATCCCTTTTTCTCCGTCATCGTCGGTGATAAACGTGCCTTTAAGGGTTGGCGTTGAAAATGTTACCTTGCCGTCTTCTTTTTGCTTATAGCTTTCTGATGGTTGCATGAACCGGCCTTTGTATAACCAGGTATAGGCGTTCTTTCCGTCATCCAACTCAATCATGAATCCACAGGCCACATATGGGGCCGTGTCGCTTTCTTTGGTTAATAGTGTCCCTTTGGTTGCGTCGAAGGTTCGACCCAGCAATGCGGCCCGATCTTTTAGCGGGAATTTATTAACCGTCGCCTCAATGGTGATATCACCTTCTGTATTGACAATAACCCGTGTCTGGCCATCGCCGATCAGTTTTGATTCTTCAACCTTCATATCTAGCTTAACTTCCATTAACCCCGGAATAACTACCGGTGTTCCATATGTTCCGCCCTCTGCTAATGTTGCATAGCAAAAGTTCTTAATATTTACTGGTACTGGTGCTGCCATTTTTGTATCCTCCTAAATTTTGTTTTATCCGAATATTTTTCTCATCTCTTCGTCAACAACTTGTATCATGACCTCTTTTACTTGCTTCCTGGTCTGGTTCATTGTTTTTCTGACGAATGGCCTTTTCTCCATTTTCTTTTTCCCGTCCTGGGTTGTTGTCCCGGACTCGATCGCTCTTGCTATTAACTGAAAAGCGACCCCCTCTGAATCATATCCGTCGAAACCTACTTTCGCCGTCCACGATCCATTCATCAATGTAATTGGTGTTATCCCCATGGCTTCGGCTAATTCTCCGGTCGCTTCGTCAGATAGAACACTTCTCAGGTTAACCCCCATTGCATCGGCCACTACCTCTGCCCCTGCATATACTGCCTTTTTGGCTATCTCGTCAACGTCTGTACTGGCCCGGCTAAGTTTGATCATAAAATCTTCGCCGCCCATAAATTCACATACTGCCATTTAAACCTCCATGGGAAGCTGCCACACCCATTCATGATGGGTTATTGTTACCCCTGCTGATTCTTCATACTGTTTCGAATTATACCGAAACCCTACCCCGGCATTATTCATGGCATTCTGGATCTGTCTGAACAGTGGATCATCTTCTGTTTTGGTGATAAGATCAACTGTTCCTTCCAGCACTTGAATTTTTGTTGCGCCATCACCGCACAAACTAAAGGCTTGTCCGTCGTGATCCCAGATAATATACGGTGGCTCTTCACCCTCAGGTGCAAAGCTCCGGTAGGTTTTTTCAGTTACGGATACCAGGGCGTCTTCAATTTTCTGGAATGTCATATAGGTTACCTACTCTTTCCATGGTAATCAGCATCGTTGGCGGTTCTGTGTCGTCCGGGTATTGGATATTGATAACCTGGTATTGTTCGCCGTCCTGGGTAACGGCCACATCAGTTGCTGTGATCTTTTCTCTTTTCGGGCATTCAATGAATAAATCGGCCTTGCTGTTTGTCTGCATGGCCAGATTCATCCTTGCAATGCCAACCGTTTTGATGTTGTGCCGCAACGACTCTTTGATGGCCAGGCTTTTCTTTGGCGTTTTCCCTGGAATGGTGACCGTCTTTAACTCATAGAATCTTATTAACCCGTCGTTAAATGTCCGCTGCTTCTTTGCTTGCGACATAGGCTTTTACCTCCTCTGCCTGTTGGAGTGACAACAGCTCCGGCAAATAGTTTCCCATGAACTCAGACAGCGCCCCGGCCCGGACATACCTGCAGTAATCAAACAACAATCCCCTGGCATCCGCTTCAATGGTGTAGTCCATGGTCGCCCCGGCCACGTTGTCAATATAGGCCATCCCTCTTTTTATGATCCCGGTTATTTTTTTATCTGTTTCGGGATCTTGCCACGTTATGTCCAGTTCGTTTTTTACATCAGCCAACAGTAATGCAAATGCCTCTTCTGTCATCTTCTCACCTCCAATAAAATTAAGGAGCTGGCACAGTGTGCCGCTCCTCGTTTGCTTATACTACTTCTTTAGTTGATACAGTACCCTTGACGGTTACTTCCTGGATTGCTGGTGTTAAGCCGCTGATATCGGCATAAACAAAGGCGGTGTTGTCCAGTGGTTCGCCATGGCCATACATTTTAACCAGGTATACCCGTTCGTCTTCAAGGAACTTGTATTCGTCCGAATATTCAATCTTTCCGGACAAGGCTGTCCCGATCCCCATAAAGTAACGGTTTGCTAATCCGAAGATTGCTTTCCCGGTTGGTACTTCGGTTGACTGGATCACCTTAGTCGGGAATGGGAATACATTGTTAACATAGGTACCGTCAGCGGCCCGAATGGTTGTTGATGGCATTACCTTAGTCAGGTAGTCAGTTGGATTGACGACCATGATCACCTCTGTTACGACCCGCTGGTTTCCTTTGGCATCAATGGCCATTCCTCCAATCAGGGTTCCGTAGGTTACCGGGTCTAGGCTTGTTACGGCCACGGCTGTTTTTAATGGGTAAACTCCATCGGTTACGGTAACCCCTTCCCCGACTTGCCGGTTCATTCCGATTGGCATCTCTTTACCGGTGCCGTTGATGATCCCTTCTTCTACTCCGAAGTAAAGCGCTTCGGCCAGAATTGTCCGGATATATTTATCCATCCACGCCGGTCCCAGATCCAGCATTGATTTAGCCACCGGGATAAATGCCGACAGCTTTTGGAGCGTCATGTTAATTTTCTTAAAGCCGGACGTCAGCTCCTTAACAATTGCTGATGTCAATGTTCCCCATGTTGCCAGTTGCTTGCTGTTGGTGTTCACAATGAATTCAATCAGGCCACTGGTGTTGGTGAAGTTGATCACGCCCAGTAGTGGATGATTCGCCACCAGGTCGTCAAATACTGCATCAATTGTTGTGATCGGCATAACTACATTTAAGTCACTTAATGCCTGTTGCGGGCTTGATGTCCGCATCGCTTCAATTACAGCCTGGTAATATTTCGTTTCTTCTGACGTCAGTTGCCGAACCCCTCGTGATGCCAGTACGGTGGCATCTGCTCCCATGGCAATTGATTTTGCTTCTGAGATGATCGACTCCTGGATACCGTTGGCAAAATCAGCAAATACTTTTGCCAATGCCTCAGCGTCCTCACTCTTTAACGCCTCTTTTACCTTTTCGGCGGCCAGCTTCTGTTCTGCTTCTTTGGCATCAGCGCTCTTTGCAGAAAACAACTGCAGTTCCATTTTTTTCTGTGTGTTTGGTAATTTCATTTTTTTTACCCTTTCTGGCTTAATGCAGCCACTAAATTTTTTAGCAGGTTTGATTCTTCTCCCTGCGGTTCTGGTACTTTACCGTCTGTTTCCGGTACATTTTCTGTTGTTTCTGGTACATTTTCTTCTGATTCCGGTACATTGCTCCGACAAGCTTGTTTTTTAATTTCGTCAAGCTGCTCCTGCATTTCTTTTTTCAGATCACCCAACGCCTGTTTCACGTTGTCTGACAGATCAATTTTGAATACCGGGCCTCCCGTTTTTTTTGCCAGCGTCTCAATGACTTTCTGCTTTACGCTCTGGCTGGCCTGCAACCCCGGTTCTTCTTCTGAAACCCCCGTCGCAAAAGCCATGGCCACGGCATCAGCTGGTAGAATCCATGTTTCTTCATCCAGTAGTTGTTTGAGTGCCGCCTCTTCGATATTGACACATGACAGGTAGGCATTGATTGACGCCTGGGTGATGGTGTCCAGATCGTCCGCCTGTTTTCTTAGTTCTTCTGAATTGCCAGATGTATAGGTCCATGCGTTGTGGATCATCAGTAGTGATGCTTCCCCCATAATCCTTTCGTCTCCGGCCATAAAGATAACTGATGCCGCTGAACAGGCGAACCCGTCGCAGATCGTTGTCACTTTTGCCGGGTGCCGCTTTAACTGGTTGTAGATCGCCAGCCCTTCGGCTACTTCCCCGCCGTAGCTGTTTATGTAACAGTTGATCTGTTCGGCTTCCAGCAGTTCCAATTCTTTGGCCAAACCATAACTTGAAACGTCCGACTCAACCCATGGCCGTGATGTGATATCGCCATAAATGTAGATGTCTGCGGTGTTCCCGTTTTTTGCCAGTGAATAATACTTCTTAATTGCCATCTTGTCCTCCTTTCTTTCGCTTTTTTCTTTTGCAATAAAAAACCACCTATCCAGTGTTAGGCGGTCCGTTTTGCAATGCCGTCAGCAAATCTTCGACGGTGCTGTAGTTTTTGGTTATAAAGTGCTGATCGGCCCACGGTTCGTTTATCTGTAGCTCGCCCAGCATATCCAGCATCTGGTTAATTGAATACACGCCGCTGGCAATGAGCTTGTCAATCGACGGTGCTGATTCCAGAATATCCATATGCTTGATGTTTCTGGCATCAATCTTTAGATACGTTCCCTGGGTAAATGCTACATAGCCGTTGCGCTTGCGGTTTATTTCTTCCTGCAGCATATCAATCAGCGGATCAATGCAAAACGTCAGATAACTCTGCATGGCATCGCTGATCCCGGCAATGTCGCCCCGGATCAGTGCTGGTGGTATTCCGAATGCCCTAGCTGTAAAATCATTGATATCGTCCATCATTGCCCGGATATCCCTGGTCCCCTCGTTTGAGTATGTCTTGCTGCCAATGTCGCTGAACTCATATCCCTTGGGTAGTGGCAATACTGAATTTTCACTTTCGAAGAATTTCTTAAACCGCACGTTCATCAGGTCGTCAAAGTTCTTCTTGGCCTCTTCGTCGCCTTTTTTAATTGCTTCGTAGTTGAGTATCCCTTTG